GAAGGACTTCCTGCCAAACGACTATGTCGAAGGAATCACGATGCCGGGTTATGAAAAGTGGGAATGGATGCCAGACGGGACAATGGAGCTGAAAGGATCGACTAAGCAGCTTACTAAGCTTGGTATGGAGCAGTATTTACATGAGTGCTACAGCTACGGCTGTGAGTTGGGCGTGAGGTTTTCTGCCCGTGTCTAAGCTTAGAGAATCAGCACGAGGACAAGTATGTTTAGTTCGCTTACCTGGCGTATGCAATCACGACACGGAGAAAACAGTATTGGCACACCTGGGCGGAGCAGGCGTAGGAAGAAAGCAGCCTGACCTATTGGGAGCATTTTGTTGCAGCGACTGTCATGCGAATATTGATGGCGCAGTAAAGAGCATGTTTAACAAAGAATATTTGCAGCTTGCATTTTTAGAGGGCATGGTCAGAACGCAGCAATACTGGCTTAAAAATGGGCTAGTGAAAATTAATTAACTTACTGAAATATAAAAGGAAATATGCTAAGATGAGCGAATATTTAGACAATTTAACAGCAGAACAAGAGCAAAAAGACATTGACGAATTAAAAGACTTATTGTTGGGTGTTATTGCTGAGAATGGGTATTTGTCGGGAAATGAAAAATCACAACATATTGCAATTTACGCTTGCATGGAGATAGCTGCACAAATACAAGACCCAATTTTATTTATTGCAATTGCTGAAGAGGTTTACGACGTTGCTATTAAAGGTCGTAGGACATGAGCAATGTATTTTCTGGTGTAATAAGAATTGGTGCCGACGCAGAATTGAGGTTTATACCTTCTGGCGCAGGCGTGGTTACATTTAACGCGGCATCGTCTACAGGGTTTGGCGGTAAGCAGCAAACGCTATGGATAAGAGTTTCGTATTGGCGCAATCCAGAAAAGTTACAGCCGTTTTTGTTGAAGGGTGGGCAAGTATTCGTATCAGGAGAATTGACTCAGCGCGAATATGAGAAAGACGGGCAGACTAGAACAAGCCTGGAACTCAACGCGACGGTAATCGACCTAGTTGGCGGCAAGAGAGAAAGCAGTCAAGCACAGCCAGCTGCACAGCGACAGCAGAAGCCGCGCGATAACTTCGACGAGGATGCACCGGAGAATGGTGTTACATACGAAGAATTCAGCGATGAAATTCCCTTTTAGTTAGAATTATGTTATAATGATATTTAATTTGTAGGATTAGGATCATGAATAACTCAAAGATTTGTTTTAAATGTAATGAAACTCTGCCATTAACTGATTTCTATAAGCATAAGGGAATGGCAGATGGGCATTTAGGAAAATGTAAGGAATGCGCAAAGAGAGAGGAAAGGGAGCGAAGATTACAAAATATAGATTACTGTAGGGAATATGATAAAAATAGATCAAACCTGCCACACAGGGTTGATGCACGATTAAAGTATCAGCAGACTGAAGAAGGAAAGAAGAACAGCAGGAAAGCAAAAGAAAAATGGCAGATAGATAATGTAATAAAAAGGTCTGCATCACATATCGTTAATAACGCTGTTCGTGATGGGAAAATTACAAAGCCTTCAGAGTGTTCAGTTTGTGGTTTAACGACAAGAATACATGGTCATCATGATGATTATAATTACCCTATGATTGTCAGATGGATGTGTTCAAAATGCCATTGTTTGTGGCATAAGTAAAGCGGAAGTGGCATAAATGGATAATGAAATAACCTTGCCTTGGCCTTCAGCAATCCTAAGCCCCAATGCCAGACCACATTGGGCAGCTAAGGCAAAGGCAGTTAAAAAAGCGCGTATTGATGGAAAGATATGCGCTCGATTAGCTGGTGCAGAGCTACCGGCTACAGATGGCAAGATACATTTGTGGATCGACTTCCATCCTCCAAGCAAACGCCGGATAGATGACGACAACTGTTTGGCTCGGTTCAAGTCTGCAAGGGATGGCATAGCGGATTATTACGGCATAGATGATGCAAGGTTTGTCAGTCATCCTTTAGTTAAAGAATCAATCAAGGGCGGAAAAGTGATCGTGAGAATAACAGCAGGTACGGAAGCATGAGCGCAGATATACTCGACGAAGCACAAGAGATTAACCAGGCGCTGACAGACTTCGCTATAACCGAGATCAGGAAGTCGTCACAGATTGATTACAGTAATCCTACCGGGCTGTGCTTTTGGTGTAACAGTGAGGTCGGAACCGAAAGGCGCTTTTGTGATAAACAATGTTGCGAATCCTGGGAACGTGAATCTTGAAAGCAATAGGCACGCAATTAGCATGGCTAACCGTATTGGTTGTTACGTTCACTGTTGTGTTGCCAGTTGGCTTTGTCGTCATTTTGCTGAAAACAGGATGTTATGAAGCCTGGGCTTGGTGTTTTCGGTAAAATGTCTATAATTAAACAGAAATTTTATAAATACAGGGGAATTATAATGAAAAATATAATCATAAAAATATTCGCGCTGGCATCAATAGCCATCCTGACAGGCTGTGCAACATGTTCAGAATTGCTTGACGCTGACCTCGAAAAGTACGGAAGCCATATTGCAATGGCTAAGTTCGAGGAATGCAGCAGTAGGCGAGCTATGGCGGCGCAGAACTGGCAGAAAAGCTGGTCATCGTTTTCCACAGACAGGGCTAATATATCTCAAGGGTATCTAAACCAAAATAAAACTTACAATGTGTATCACTACTAGCCATGAATAGCAAAGTGACGGGAAGTGCTAAATACAAGCCGCCAGGTGGCAGTCGAAAGGGTAAGCCCAATGTTGCCACAAAAGAGCTTAAAGACATGATTTTGGGCGCTCTAAGCGATGCCGGAGGACAGAAGTATCTTGCTCAACAGGCAATCGACAATCCAGGAGCATTTATGGGCTTGATTGGGAAAGTTTTGCCAAAGGACATCAACGCTAATGTTGATATGCAAGGAACTGTAATAACAAAGGTAGAGCATATCATTGTCAAGCCTACAGCATAAGATACCGGCCAAGCTTGAGCCTGCACTAGCACCATGCAGGTATAAGGGCTTGTACGGTGGTAGAGGTGGGGCTAAGTCCCACTTCTTTGCTGAAATGATAATTATCCGATGCGCAACTGAACAAACTCGAGTTGTGTGCATTCGTGAAGTTCAGAACAGTATTAAGGACTCTGTTAAGCAGCTGCTTAATGACAAGATAATAAGTCTTGGACTTGAGCATCTATTTACCGTACTTGAACAGGAGATACGTGGAAACAATGGCTCTATTATCGTGTTCAAAGGCATGCAATCCTACTCAGCCGCCAATATCAAGTCATTGGAAGGATTTGATATAGCATGGACAGAAGAAGCGCAGACACTGAGTCAGCACTCGCTTGACTTGCTAAGACCCACACTACGAAAACTAGGCTCAGAGCTATGGTTCTCATGGAACCCACGATATAAGACCGATGCAGTTGACGCATTCTTTCGCAAAACACCACCAGCTAATTCAATGTCAATTCAAATAAATTGGCAAGACAATCCATGGTTCAAAGATACTCCGCTCTATGATGACATGTTGGCCGACTACGCTAGTGATCAGGATAAGGCTGAACATGTTTGGGGCGGCGATTATGGATCGAGTCAAGGTTCTATTCTTGCGCGATGGGTAAACGAAGCTGATCGGGACGGACGTATCAATGACGATGTTAAGTACGACCCAAATGGAGCGGGTATTGTTATCTCATGCGACCTTGGTTTTCGTGACACATGCGGGTGGTGGTATTGGCAACCCGTTCTAGGTGGAGCTAATGTTTTAAAGTACGATGCCGACCATGGATTAGATGTTGATGATTGGGTGCCAAGGGTTAGCGACAATATACATGAGCTAGGTGTTAAGTCAGTTGATAAGATACAGAGAATATGGCTGCCACAAGACGCAAAAGTTAAAACGTTCCAAAGCAAGCATACAGCTCATAATAAATTTATGCTTGCATTCGGAAGTTCTAAAGTAAGAATCGTTCCACCATCAAGAAAATTAGACCAAATTGAAGCATCAAGAACCTATATTAAGCGATGTGCATTTAATAAAACATGGTGTGAAGATGGGCTAGACGGGTTAAGGGCGTGGGAGTTTGAATATAACGAAGATTCTGGAATATTTAGTCGGGAACCTAAGCATAATTGGGCGTCACATCCAGCTGATGGATTTAGTTATGGATGCCAAGTGTTGAGGGAGCCTGAACATGATACAATTCCACTAGGCACTACTAATACATTAATTGCAAGTTATGTGCAATCAATTACAATGGGCTCACTAACAAAAAATCACCTAGCAACAATGAAGCGTAGGCGCGAAAACAATGGATAGTAAAAACGAGATAGAAACCACAACACCAAACGGTGGCGTAAAATATTGGCTCAACGAATTGGATGAGGCAAAGAAGCGCGATAAAGACTATATCAAAGAAGGTAATCGCATCCGTGAAATATACGAGTGCAAAGACACGTCTAAAGTACCTTTTAATATACTATACAGCAATACAGATACAATACTACCAGCTCTATTCTCCGCAGTACCAAGGCCAGTAATAAAACAGCGCTACAAGAATGAAGATGCAACAGCAGAAGCAGCCGCTACAGCTGGTGAACGCATCTTAACCTACATGCTTGACACAAATACCGATGGTTATGAAAACTTTGAAGATGGAATGTCAAATAGCGTTATTGATGCCCTGTTACCAGGACGCGGCGTAACGCGCATCAAATACGATGCTGAAATAGGTGAA